CGGAGAAAATGCACCAAGTACCGTTCCAGAAATTACTGAATCATTGACAGGTATCATTCCACCGGCAGAAACTATTACTATTGTTTCATTGGGTGGTTCTGCACTTGATGAACTTGCGGGTGCAATCGAAGACGCATCTGAACGAAAGAGTAGTTTGTTGAGTTCTATCAAGTCAACTGCTTCTTCTGCAAAGGCAGGTGGTGGTGAACTTGGTGCATCAATAACCGAAGGTATCGGAAAGGTACAGGGTGCATTAGACGAAGTTGCCGATAAAGCGAAGAGTGGCGCATTACTAGATGAAGTTGCGGGTGCAGTATCCGCAGTCGAAGGTGTTGGTAATTCAGTCGCGTCTGCGGCTGCGAGTGCAACAGGTACACTCACTTCCGCAATAGAAACTGGACTGAACGAAGCAAAGAATATAATTCAAGATGGATTCGGTGCAATTACAAATAGTATTGAAAGTGCAGTAACAGATTTGGTCAACACTTCTCTACCCGATATAAGTTTGGGATTCGGTACCGCACAGGATCTATTCGAAGATCTGACGGGTTCGGTAGGTAGTATTCTTACCGGATTGTTTGGTGCAGGAGAAGAACTTGACAAAGATTTCTTGTCTGGTATAATGAATGATGTTATGACTGGCGGAGATATAAATCTCACCAAAGCAACCAAAGCACTTTCACTAAAAGACAAGACCCTATCTCCTGAGTTAAAAGAGATTATCAGAAATACTGATGCAAATACCGTTGATGGGTTCAATAAAGAAGTCAAGAGTAAAGCGGCAGCTGCGAGAATATCTGATACCGAAATTCAGAACTTCAGTAATATATCCAATAAGATTGAGAATGCACTTGCACAGGTAGACACCACAATATCAGGAAGTGTTGTATCTGAAGCGGGTGATTTCTTCACTGAAGACTTAGACCTCCAAGAACTCGTGAAAAGATATTCCGCAGGTCAAATTAGAGAATTTTCTTACATAGACTCCAAAGAAGAACTTGGGTTGGAGTTTGTTAAAATGACTCGACAGATATCTGAAGTCGTGGTTCATGCAAGTGAGACATATACTAATGCAAACATTGGTGCCGAAGAGATTCAGTTGAGACACAACGATGCAGGACATCTTGGTATCCAATACCATCTAGTTATTAGACGTGACGGTACACTTCAACGTGGACTACCATTAGATAACGTTTCTGATGCAAGTGACATCAACCGACACAAGTTCAACTGTATTGATGTGTGTTTAGTTGGTGGCGTGAATGTTGCAACCGAAGCTGACAACCCTTTATTGAATTTGTCTGCAAGTTCTTTCACAATATCTCAGATGAAGACCTTAGAGTCTATTCTGGAAATATTCTATCAAATAGTTCCGGGCGGTCAAGTTATGGGACATAATGACATTGACCTCTCCTCTCAAGATCCATACTTTGATGTTATATCTTTTGTTGAAAATAAGTTTGGTAAGAAGAGTGTGTATGCAGATCCATTGACAGAAACATCATTAGACCGAAATGGTCTGAAACTGAAGAAGGCCGTATGACAACTACAACGAATAAAACCACGATAGGTGACAATCCGGCAATTGAAAATACCGAAGGTGTTCCAATTGATGGTTTCCAAGATCCCACCGGAGAATTTCCCAAGAGGGAATATCACTATGGGTCATCGATTAACCGTTCTGCCCGTGGACTCAAGGTAGAGAATCTTTATCTTGGAGGTGGTACCGAAGGGACTGACTTAGATCTTGAAGACCAAGAACCTTCTAGATTCCCGTTCAACCAAGTAAAAGAAACTGCGTCCGGACATATCATCTCCTATGATGACACTCCTGGCGGTGAACGTATTCTTATCAAACACCGTAAGGGTGCGGGTGTAGAAGTCCGCGCAGACGGGTCTGTAGTCATCTCTGCGGTCAATAACAAGGTCGAGGTTACTGGTGGTGACCAAACTGTTATTGTCGAAGGTAATGGTAAACTAGTATACAACGGTAACCTAAATCTAGAAGTTACCGGTGATTATAATGTCAATGTTGGGGGTGACTATAACGTCAACGTTGATGGTAACAGTAATACAGAAGTACGTAAGAACAAAAATACGACAGTTGGGTTGAATACCGACTATACAACTAAGGGTACTGCGGTAAACAAGACAGTCGAACATAGATCTGATATTGTTCTAGGTAACTGTTACGGTACTATCAAAGGTCACTGGAAGAACAACGTAGGTGCTGAGATAGAAATGTTCACCGGTAATCGTTTCCATGTGTCTGCCGAAGAAGAGTTCGTGATGACTGCATTGCAGGGGAATATCTCTGCGACTGAATTATCTGTATTAGGTATGAAGGGTGCGATTGGTGGTGAAGCGGTTGAGTTCACTGGCCCAGTTTACATGGGGCCTCAAGGTGCGGTACCGTTTACTTCGGGTGCATCATTCTATGGTTCGTTCCACGGACAGGCACTCGAAGCAATCAAATCCAAGTATGCACATAAAGCAGAGAATGCAAAGACTTCACAACTTGCGTCCAAGGAGAAAGGTGGACAACCATCTGGTGGTGCACCTGACGTTCCTACTAATATGGAATCGTTATCTCCGGCAAAACCAATACCCAAGACAGATGCAGTTGCAGGTCTTCTATCAGACGGACACTTGTCCATACGTGCAATATCAATTGATAGTAAGGATGCAATACGCAATCACATATTGTTACGAGATGATTATGCGGGTCTGTTCGAAAAAGAACCTACCATAAATGAAATAAGATCTACCCTGAGAGACGAAACAAACAGAACTATCATGAATGAGAAGGGTATCAAGTTTCCTGACTCATTGATAAAGAATGGTCTGATTGCATCTGATTGGCGGAATCCTCTACCTGCGAAGGTAGGTCGTATTGCCAAGAAACAAACCTCTCCGAGATTTGGTTACACTGCACTTGGTAACTCCGTGAACAATAGAGGCAAGAGATTCAAATGATAACAATTGTACCAGATCAAAAATATAATCCTGCTTTGGTTGATGCGAAGGACATTACCTCGTTCACTAAACTCGCGCCTGGAGTATCACTCTCTAAGTTTCTTGGTAGTAAAGGAAACCCGTGTAGTTTATCGACTATAGACAAATACCAACATGACCCTTCTGCAAGACAACAACTTGCGTACAATCTCTATCTACATGCAGAGTTTTTCCGTAGAATCAATGGTAACATAGACATGTTCAAAGATGTACGTCTTATTGTTGCCGAAGGTGTGTATCGTGGTGGCCCTCTCGAAACTGTTGCAGGAGAGAATATTCTGAAACAAGATGGTCGAATGGTAAGTTATAAAGTAGTAGATGAACAAGGACAGATAGACTACGAACGAACATTCGATCTCGCAGAGTATGTGAAGGACTATGTTGGTTACGAGAAACTTATTCTAGAATACGACAAATGGGATCCAACCGGAAAACTCAATGCGCAAGTGACTGTTGTAATGCCAGAGGTAGACGGTATTACTTGGAAGTTATACTATAAAAATGATTTGGAAACAAGATACAATGGGATACTTTTTGCGAAGAATGAGTTGGTAGAAGTCCTAGAAGATGTATAAATAGAATTATAATATTTTAGGAAAGACAAATGGCCAGAGCGTTTTCTATAGAAGACGGTGGATTAGGAAACTTCTCAACCGTCAAATCAACACAAAATAAAGAGTATGTTGATATCGACCTTTCGTTTGCAGCGAAGGGTGCGGGTGACGTGTATAAGAAAAACGCGGTATCTTCGGTCACTCAATCTCTGAAGAACTTGTTGATGACTAACCGTACCGAGAAACCATTTTCTCCATACTTTGGTGCTAACCTCAATAGTTACTTGTTTGAGTTATTAGATCAAGGTACTGTTAATGAAATGCAAAATGCGATAGTACAAAACATTGAGGTTTTCGAACCAAGAATAAATCCCGACACATTACAAGTGATACCGGAAGCGGACATCAATGGGAACAGTGTGACACTCACTATAATTTTTAACATCGTAAATTCCTCGAAGACTGTTGAATTTACAACCAGACTGAATAGGTTACGATAATGGCAACGACTATCAATTCTTCATCTTTAGATTTTGATGCGATCAAGAACAATCTAAAGACATATCTACAACAACAGTCAGAGTTTTCGGACTATGACTTCGAAGCGTCTGGTCTATCTAATCTATTGGATGTATTGGCCTACAATACACACCTTAATGGTCTGACCGCAAACATGGCGTTGAACGAGTCATTCCTAAACACCGCACAGTTAAGATCTTCGGTTGTGTCCCATGCAGAAACTTTGGGTTATGTCCCACAGTCAAAAACTGCGGCACAGGCAAATATCAATATGTCATTCAATATTGGTATCGATCAGGCAGACGTACCCGAGACTCTACAGATTGCATCCGGATATAAGTTCACTGCATCTGTTGATGATGCATCATATACATTCCAGACACAGGGTTTGATTGAAGCGACCAACGATGGTAACAACTTCTTCCAATTCCAAACACTGGATGGTTCTACCAGTATTCCTGTATTCGAAGGTATTGCAAAAACCAAAACGTTTTTTGCCGGAGAAGATGCAGAAGACACATTGTATATAATTCCAGATGTTAATCTAGATCGTGCAACTGCGGTAGTTAAGATATTCGAGAGTGCAACTTCCGATGACTTTACAACTTATGTCAACCTAGAAACTGCAACTAATATCACTGCAACCACCCCCGCATACATTCTCAAAGAAGCCCCGAATGGTTTCTATGAGTTGACATTCGGTAATGGTTCTACACTTGGTGCAGTACCTAAAGCGGGTGCAAAGATTACTGTAGAGTATCTATCGGTAGACGGTGCAAATGCCAATGGTGCAAGACTATTCGAACCTGTAAACACTGTAGAAGTGACCGAACCAACGAGTGGTATTGGTCTACAGAGACTACCGGTCGTATCAACGGTCAATAGGTCTGTTGGTGGTACTAACAAAGAGACATTAGATAGTATTAGACGAAACGCACCATTCCGATATGCAACACAGAATAGAATGGTAACTCACGTTGACTATTCTAACTTGGTGTTACGTACATATGGTGCATTGATTAGTGACATCATTGCTTGGGGTGGAGAAGACAATCTTATACCGGAATACGGTGAAACCTTCTTGTCCATAAAATTCAAAGGTGATGTTACTGCATCCCTTGAAGATATCACCAAAGACAATATCAGAGTACTTGTCGATCAACTTTCTATCGCATCGTTCGGATTACAGTTTACAGATCCGGTCGAGACTTATGTCGAGACAAACGTATTCTTCCAGTACAATCCAGATTACACTAATCTGTCTATCAATGCACTTCAGGAACAAGTCAAAGGTGTGATGACAGATTACTTTACAACCAATACCGGTAATTTCGGTCAAGCATTCCGTAGGTCTAATCTGTTATCTCTTGTGGATGATGTCAGTCCTGCTATCCTATCATCTCGTGCAGATGTTAAAATGCAACAACGTTTCACTCCTTCGGCTGGTGTAGAACAGGACTTTAAGTTTAGTTTCCCGTCTTCTATTGCCAATCCCGATGACGTGAACTTCATCATCGAGTCTTCTACGTTTAAAAGAACCTATGGTGGTAGTGCACTGAACTGTAAGATCAGAAACCTTCTGACAACCAACAAACTACAAATCATTGATGTAGGTACTGGTGATGTTAAATCAGATAATGTAGGTTTCTATGATGCAGGTAGTGGTGTTGTTAATCTGGTAGGATTCAAATCAGATGAAGCGAAACTAATCAAGTTGTCATGTACACCCGCAAATGCAAGTGCGATTGTACCACAAAGAGAATACATTCTGGATTATGATAATACCAGATTGAGTGCGAAAGGTTTACGTACTACAGCGAGTAACTAATGTCAATATTCGATAAAACATTAAAAGATACGACTAGACGTGACATCAATCTGCGAGAGAATCAGATTGAGTCTGTCTTACCTTCGCATATTCTGTCAGAGTATCCTAAGTTCGTAAGTTTCATCAAAGCGTATTTTGACTTCGAAGATCAAGAAGATTCACTAACTCGTTTTCTGAACAACATGTTCGAGACACGTGATGTCTCCCAAACAGATTTGGATCTTCTTACTTATTTTGAAGATGAGTATTTGTTAGGTCAGAATTACTTTAAAGGATTTGTTGATAAAAGAACTGCGGTAAAATACTCAAGTTATTTGTACCGTGCAAAAGGTACTCGATATAGTATCCGACAATTCTTCAAAACGTTCTTTGATATTGAACCAGATGTTGTTTACACAAAACAATATATATTCAAACTTAATGATTCTAAGATAGGCGCAGAGAGTGCTCGTTACATAACGGATAATAAATTATACCAAACATATGCAATACAGATTCGTTCTGAACTTTCTCTTGCACAGTGGAAAGATGCATATAAACTTATGGTACACCCTGCCGGTATGTATCTTGGTGGCCTGACACAGATCGTAGGTACTGCATCTATTGATGCACTACAGTATGATCCAGGCGAAGCAATCAAACCACCGATTGTATTGGAAGGTATTGGTGGATTATCACCACTTGGTTTCCAACAACATACCGCACTATTCGACTTTGGTGCGACCGATGAAGGAGGAACTTTGAAGTTCCGAACAAATATGGGTAGTAGTGCAGGTCTGGCCAGAGACTCAAGTGAGTTGTATCTGGGTATACCTATGGGTAATGACCTGAATGACGTGCAAGATCTTACAATCGATAACCTCGATAGACTGTATTCAAGTCTTGGTGAATACCTCACGCCTGATTCCCCAACGTTGGATGATGATAGTGACGGTTCAACTACTTACTCTGGATTCGATTTATCATCTACAGAAAGTATAGATCAAGAAACCTTCACGTGGAACCCACAGGTTTCTCGTATAGATTCTGATAATAATCTATTCCAGACTCCGGTCGGAGATTCTGATGGAGAAATTTCTCTCCGTGAAGTAATAGATAACAACAATTAGTATAAATAGAACATATAATCTTTAGGTAAAAAGAGAATGACTAGACAAGTATTAAACAGAGGCACAATCGCGAACGATGGTACGGGTGATACACTTCGTACTGCATCGTTGAAGATTGAACAAAACTTCCAAGAGATCTACAACAAACTTGGAGATGGTGCATCTCTGATGGCGTTGATCGACTTTGACTCTTCGGGTATTATATTCGAAGGATCTGTCGAGAACAATTTTGAGACTCGTTTGCAAGTCGCTAACCCAACAGCAGATAACACGGTTACAATACCGAACTATTCTGGTGCATTGGTTATGGACTCTGCAACACAAACATTGTCTAACAAGACTTTACTAAGTCCTATTTTGACTACCCCACAGATTAATGACACTTCATCGAATCACAGATATGTGGTTGCAGTGAATGAGTTGGCTGCGAATAGAACAATTACATTACCACTGTTGGGTGCGGCAGATACTTTTGTATTTAATAACCACGCCGCAATATTAAAGAACAAGACACTTCAGAATCCTACTCTTAACTCTCCGGTTATCGGTAAAGAGATTCTTGATAGTGCGGGTAACGAATTAATACAATTCCAAGACTCCGGTTCTGCAACAAACT